CGATGCCTTCAAGATAATACTCTTTCAAGCCGCTTGGATTTGTTAGTAGCACGTCATAATAAACTTCATCAGGCAACGCTTCGGTTTGCGTGTCTGTCAAGCTGATGGTGACTGTACCGGCAACGCGATTTGTGTAGTCAATAGCGAAGTCGGCGTATTTGGTGGTGCGGTTTTTGTTCCACGTTTGTGCAGCAACGGACCAGCCGGTAAGATTGATGGCGTCATCGTTGCTGTCCTTAAATTGCAGCGTGATGCTGTGATCCGCACGACGCTGAAGCGCGATGTTGTAGATGCCAGGTTGGACAGCCATGACGCACCTCCTTTGCCTAGTCTAGCGTTGATCAGGCGTTTTCCAGCGCAGCAACCTTGGCTTCAAGTTGTTCGATGCGCTCCATTGCCTCTTGGAGTGCTTTTGCAGCCTTTAGGTAAAGGATGGAGTATTTGACGCCCTTGGTGACGACACCGGTTGGAACGTCGTTTTCATCAAGCTCCGGCACCTCGTAGACAAGGCCGGGTGATACATTTTCGATTTCCTGTGCGATGACACCAAGCTGGGTCAGGCTTGGATTCTTGATTTGATTGTAATTGACAAACCGAAAAGCCTTGAAGTCATCCCACTGGGACGAAGCGTCAACAATGTTAGTTTTTAGCTTAATATCAGAAAGCTGGCCATAGTTGCCGGTGTCGTTGTCAATATCGCCGTTTGTGTAGATTTTTACACACGGCGTACCTGTTTCTTCTTGCCCGAGTGTCGAGTTGTAATAACCTGAAAACAGAGTATATGTAAAGCCCGCGCTAGCGGACGATTGAGCGTAAAATGTGTTATTTAACGCCATATTGTATAGCGTTCCATTTTGGCCAAAGACGCCACGGATATATCCGTTAACCCAAAACGCCATATCATTGACGCCATGATCGTATTGGATCCGACCTGCGTTGTTGGCTCCTGAGCTGGTGCCATCAGCAAAGTAGATATTGCAGTCGTAGGACGAAGACGACGTGGCAATCGTAATACCGGAATCTGCACCGGACTCGTAAACGACAAGTGAGTTAGCCGCGCTGTTGTAACTACCAGGCGAGTCCGTGCCAACGCCGAGCGGTGTTGTGTCGATATTGCCGGAAAGCGTTCGCAGCGTAATCCATGCACTATTCGATGAATTTCGCATCTTCAGCACATTGTTGCTAGTATCCGCCCAGAACATGTAAGCCGTTCTGGTGGAAGGCTGCGAAGATCCGCTATTGTTGCTAAGAATTGCGCTTAATGAATTATTAAGATCCGTGCGGAACGCCGCGCCGGACTGATTGGCGATGTTGTAGTCGTGCTGAGCCATTAGGTGATCTCCTTGCCGAAGCCCACGGCAACGTAGTTAAAGGCGTGACTCTCAATCGCGCCATTGTACTGAAAGTCTATCTTAAAATCGTTGCGCGTCACGTTAAAGACAGACACCGTAGCGTTGGGGTTGGCGTTATAGCCCACAGCAGTTACAACCGGTTCGACGTAGAACGGTGCAGCAAACGACACCGTTGTAGTCGAGCCTTCTGTCGTCTGCAATGGCCCGATTGCTTCAGTGCGCTGCTGCAACTCGAATGTCGCACCAAGCTCATCAATAATAATGTTTTCCGATTCGACCTCCGCAATCGCCTTGACCTTGAACTGAAAACCACGACCGCGAACAGTTGCATTGGTAAACTCGCGCCACGGGCCCCAAGTTGGCGACGATTCAGGGTCATCAGATGTTGCCCTGACATACATGATGGCATCGGTGTAATCGACAAGACCGTTATCCACATCAATCGTTGACCACGAATCAATATTCCCAGCACGGCTATCCCATAATGTGCTGCTAGCTAGATACCCTCTCGTAACAAGGTGACGCTTGATATTCATGTCAAACACTGCGCCCAGATCAACCACGCGGTCGAACTCGTATTCGCCTGTCTGCAATGATGTGTCGTCAAGGATCAAGCCATCAAGCGTTCCGCTGTACGACATATTGGTTCCTGTACCGCTAAATGCAGCAACTGCAATACTGTCAATCGCCCCAAGGCTATCCCAAGTGCCAAAGTCATCAACAAGCGTCAAATACGATTGATCTTCGCGGTAAGTTTCTACAAGTAGACGCGGTTGCGACTCAGGGAAATCAACAACAAATGTTGCTGCATTTTCAGACCGGTTTCCGGTATCATCCTCAAACTTCACAAGATATGTGCCTTCAAGCAAAGGCACCATCTTCTGTGTTTGGCTGCCTGTAGCAGCAGCAACGATTGATTGCGACTTATCCCACTCAACATTTTCTGTTGCGTTACTGTGTCTAATTAAAACCTTGCCATTAAGAATCACATCAAGTGCAGTGGCGCGATCCCAACTAAGAATTGCCGTTGTTTCCGAGCTGGAAACCAAACTTAATCCGGTTACATCCTCAGGTTTTGCAGTTTTGGCTTCCGCGACATAAGTGGCGCTAGCTGGCTCCGGTCCAGAGATCTGGGATACGTTCAAGCTCCAAACCTGGAATTGATACTGACCAGGCTTGTAGTCAACAAGCTCATAACCTGGATTGGCGACAAACCTTGTCATCCAATTGCCGTTCTCTTCACGCCACTGGACCCTGTACTGCTCCGCACTTGGTACGTTATCCCAGTCAAGAATTAGCTTTGCGCGCGCTATTCCGTTAACTTCATAAAGCACTTCTTCGACCTTCAGCGAACTAGGTGCCGGTGGTGGTACGTTCAGGTTTGTAATGTCACGCGGAATTAGTGCAACACCCTCCTCGACGTTTGCATATTTGCTTTGGTTGTACGCTACTGCGGCAACCGTATAGTTGATCCCATCTTCTTCTTGGATACCAATAACGCGCCAGAGCGATGTTTGTATATCGTTCGTACCAAGCACCCAAACGCTGTTGGGATTAGGTGCAGTACTAAAGGCATCGGCAACGGTAACGACCGAGCCAGTCACATTAGAAACAGTGCGCTGTTCCAGTGTGCCGTCAGGCAGGACAACATTCATCTGCCTGTTTACTGATGCAGTGGGAATCCCACTTGCGTCATCAACCGTAATTGCCGTAGTCGTGGCAGAAACAATGCGCCCACCACGGCGAACATCGCTTCTCAGTGGATCGCTGATTTTGATGATCTGGCCAGGGCGAACCACTACGCCAGCATCAACACTGGTGGTAAAGGTAACAGTCTCTGATTCGTAGCGTTCTGAATACAGCAGCCACCGGCCAATACGATTTGCCTGACCGCGAGAAGTACAAGCAAATGCCGAAATTTCTGTTTTAACAACACCCCACTTGGCGATCATTTCTTGATCTTCTACTGCTTCATAAGCAATATCCCTAAGCTGCAGATCTAGATAGCTGACAATTGCAACAGTTGGCCTATTTCTGCGGCTGCTACTTTGATATGTGAATCCATCTGGTGTTACGTTGGCAAGTGTAAATGCGTAAGCAGCATCAGCCGGTCGATCCTGAGATATGGTTAACGCACCAGATGCCCAATAGGGCATTGCTCTAAATACCGAACTCATATCATTGATCAGCTTGAAGGCATCCTCTGCGGTTTGGATGTTGACATTGCAGCTAAACCGTGGCTCTTGTCCGCCAAAGCCATTTTCGACAAGTTCACTGCAGTATTGGCTGGCAGAATAAAACGAAAACTTATCAAGCCGAGAAGCATTGCCGGTAAAGCTTGCTTTTTCGGCATCGGTAAGGATCTGATCACCAAATCCGTATCGCGTTGATGTCAGGAGATCCCATAAAATCCAAGCCGGATCAGTTGTCCATGCAGCAGCACCAAACGTGCCATCCCACAAACCGCTGTAGATCAGCCTTCCATTGACATCATCAACAGTTGCATTGCTTGGAATTTTTACTTTGATGCCGCGAATGCGGTATTTCCTAGCTGGGATATTGCCGAACTGAGAGGCATCAATGCGAGCGCCAAACAAGGCACTATTGGGATATGCCAATTTTGCTCGAATAATTTCAGTATAAGTAGTCCAACGAAAGTCATTGGCGTATTGCAGCAAATTACTCTCTGACTGCTTTGAGGCGGCTGATTGACTAACACGCCGCACTTTTATTTCTACAGCATCGCTAAAAGACTGCGTAAAGTTGATGATGTAGTCGCGTTGATAGGGGTTAGTGGTTCTGCCCTTGATGTCATCCCTTATGACTTCTGTGTAGTCAAGCTCATCATCATACCGTACGCTAATCGTTAATTCAATCTGTGCGCCACGTTGATCACCATCTTGTTCAATGCGTAATAACGCCGGAATGCTAATAGTTATTCTTACTGCATCAACATTCTTGTCTGTAATCTCGCGTACTGCACTTTGATCTTGCGTGTCAAACAACACGCCAACTGGTACCTCCTCCTCGACCGTATCCCCTAAGGGGATGGGCTCTTGATCCTGCGTTCCATTCCTTGTGTAATATTGAACTTCCTTAAAATTGAACGATCCATCGTCTGCCTGTAGTGGCGTGTTGTCAAAAAATACGCTCTTTGCGCCATCGACTAAACCTTCGATCTCGCCCTCACTGATTAGGTCAATGACCTGAGCATATTGTGTTGATTCAAGATCGTCCTTGTCAATGTTTGGCGTCCTGCCGCCGCGAGAACTAGAGCCGCCCTTGCCACCACCGCCACTTGCACCATAAATCCGTGTCATACCGCTACCTTCTCGGTGTCAATACCAGCAGAAATCACAACAGATCCGACGATGGTTTCACCGTAAACGACTGGCACGGGAACACCTTGGCGAGATGTCTGCTGGATGCCGCTAAAACTGTATGTTTTCCGTGGATCGGTTTCGGTATCCGGCCCAGATGGAAGCGTTGGTACTGGCGTCAATAACTGCGCGACACCGCCAAGTACAAGGCTTGCACCAAGAAGACCCACGCTAAGCGAGATTTTACCAAATGTCACACCGAGCAAAACCGTGCTGCCTGGTATGAAAATTGATGCGGCGATCAAAGCCACACCAGCAATAATTTGCCCAATACCGCCAGCATTCCCACTAGCACCAGCCAATACCGGCACAATTTTGATTTCCTGTTGTCCGGCTGGATCATGCAGTTCATCCTTATTAAGCTGATACCCACCAACAATCACCTTATAGTGTTGATCGGCCATATGCTGCTCAATCGCAGGAAAGTTCGCAAGTAAAAATCGGACGGCCTCTGCAGCATTAGCTACTTCGGCTTTGAACACACGCCGACCCAGAAACTTTGCCAGCCTGCCATAAACTCGGATTTCACGCAACATGATGACAGCTACCCTTTCGCTATCTTAGGTAACTCAGGATGCCGCAGTCTACGACCTGTGCATTTTGCAAGCCAGCCGCCATACATGTCACGCGACGACAGGCGTTTGCGGAAATGGTGCAGCATCATACCATCACCGATATAAACACCACAATGGTTCAAGCCTTTATTGCCGATTGCCATCAAAATAAAATCACCACGCTCCAGTGGGTTCTCGTCGGGTATAAGCTCAAATCCAGCTATTTTCCATGACCGTTCAAATAGCGGATCTGATTCAAATTCTGTAGGCGTTAACGGGCGCTCAAAGTCCAGCAGTCGCAGGTTGTTTTCGGCGTACCAGTCATATGCCAACGTCCAACAATCCGTGACGCCCCATACCCATTCGCGTCCGATCAATGGCGCTTTGTACCCCTTCGGGAGCAATTCGTCGCTCCATTGGCCTGTGCTTGGGTTGACGATATACCAAGGCAGATCGCCCGCTTCGATGGATACAAGGTCCGCTTGACTCGGCGTTGCTGGCATCCTTGGGTGGCTGTGGACAACTGCAATAATCTCGCCAGCATCTTCGGCCTCCGCATAATCAGCGGGATCAAGAATAAACTGCTCAGTACCTTCAGCAAGGTTTTTACATGGCCAGTATTCCTGTTTACCCTTGACGATGACAACAAGACCGCAGGCTTCACGCGGCTGTTCATCCCTAGCGTGTTGTGCCGCTTGCGCTTTCCAGCTTGCGTTATCCATAGTACACTCCGATACCTGGGAAGCTGCCAAATGGCAGCCTGTTATTTTCACCAAAATGGTCTTCGCAATCTTTTAGGGTTTTGTTGCAGGTCTCAAGGGGGCCGCTATAACTACACTCCGTCGACTTGTAGACCCACTGGCAAATGTTGGACAAGCATTGACGCTTGGGTGCCCTGACGCCTGCAAGGTCAAAAATTGCTGCAAGTTCAAATTCGACAATTGCACGATTCTCGACAGTCTTGCGGTCCACATAGTAAATTTCACGCGGAAACTCAGGAGCCGTTGGATCAGGTGTGCCGTATGGGTTTACATTGCCCGTAAAATTAACTGCATCGAGATAACGCGCCAAGGTGCGGATTCTTGTTACCTTTGCGCCTTCGAGCCCATCCGGTAGTGTCAGCAAAACTGCCGTGATAAGGTTAAGCGCATTTGAAATGCGGATCTTGGGGCGTGGAAGCTGGCCTGAACCGGTGTATTCAAAACCTTCCATTTCCACCGGATAGCGTTGATATACATTTCCGTTCCAGATGATGTCATTATTGTCTTTTTCGTTGACACCTGGATGAAAACGGTACAGCGTTGTCGAGCCGTGCAGGGTCGAATCGAGTTGCATCTCAAATAGCTCGATGATCGCACCGGGCGCAACTTCTTGTAAAGCAGATACTGGTACTGCCATTACGGTTCAAATACCTGTTGGAATGTTACTGTGATTTTGCTGCGCTCAAATTCGTACAATTCACGGACCCAACTTGGGCAGATCCACTTGTAAGACGTAGTGGTATCAGGTGGCGTCCAATCAAAACTGGCAGAATCAATGGCGCGGGCATTAAGGAAGGCTTCGATGATGTCAGCATCATCATCGGTGACATCAAAGGTTAGCTGCCACTCTTTTGGGTTCTGATTAAGCCCAAAGATGACGCGGTGCTGATAACCATCGCCAAACTGAACAGTGCGAGTTCTTGGCTCGCTACTCTTGTTTGCGGAATAAACCGGATCGTAGCTGGGAAAGGTAGCCATTATGCGAGCAAGCCTCCAGGGCGTTTTTGTTTGATCAACTCAGCCTGAACAGCAGCCGAGAGAACACGTCCCAGTTGGTTTCCTTCCTGGTCATTGCCTTGAACGCTTGTACCCTTTGCATCCACGTTAACCACAACGCTTACGTTGTCGCCACCGCCAAGCCTGTCGTTAGGGACAATAGAGCCAGAACGACTTGGAACAAATAGTTCCGGTCCACGCTCACCGACGATGTAGGGCGTGCCGCCTGTAACTGGGCCGCCGTTGGCGCGGGCGCCGAATCCAAGGAAGCTAAGGATGCCAACGCCATCGCTGCCAGCCAAAGTGTTCAAGCCAAATTTGATAAGGAAACTACCAAGCTGTTTAAGTGTGCTTTGCAGGATATCATTCCAATCCGCAGTACCATCAATCAACCCATCAATCGCACCACGCAGTTGGTTGCCAATAATGTCACCAGCGCCTTGAAGAGCTTTTTCAAACGAATCAGCCTCTTTGTTCAATGCGTTCATCGCAGCGGTTCTAGCTTCAATTTGACTAAATGCTTGGCCGAAAGATAAACCACCTTCCATCATGAGCCTATTGATATCTTTAAATTTTTGGACAAACTCCTCGCCTTTTTGAGCACGCAACTCTAGCAACTGTGTTTCTTCTTGATAGTTGCCAACGATATCATTTTGAGCTTGAATTAATTCTTGTGTGCCTTGCAAGAACCTACTCAACCGCTCAAGCCTTTGATCATCAAGTTCTTTCAGGCGCTCATTAAGGCGTTCACCATTTTGCAGCAACAGTTGGGTTTCTTCTTCTATTCCTAGTCCACGTTGTTGAATTTCGGTTTGGGTCTTAAATGCTTCAAGCTGCGCTACCAATACTTCATTGCCAGCACGTCTTGCTTCAAAAATATCACGCTCAATAGCCCTAATTTTTTCGATTTTGGCAGCACGTTGCGCGTCGGTTTCTTTTACTTTTGCTGCTGCCTTAGTGCCAGCGCCAGCACCAGCGCCGACTGTATCGCCAATGCGAACTGGGCGAGTAGGAAGAGTTGGACGTTTTGGCTGTGCTTGAATCTGTTTGGCGCGATCTTGTACTTTAATTGCTACCCGCAAGCGTTCTCCTAATGCTTCCGCAAATGGGATGGATTGTGCCTTAGCACTTTCCCTAGCTTGTTGCTCAAGTTGCGCGAAACGCTCCTTCCCAAAAAATGAACGAAGTTGCTCTTTTTCTTGGCCAACATTAAAGCCAAGCTGCCCGCCTTGTCTTAAGCGTTCAACGACTGGACCGCCGCGAACACTATCAACAAGCGTCCTAAAACTACCAAGAGTATCAGCAATAAGCCCGCCAATAAATCTAAGTGATGGCTCTAGACCTTCAATGATTGCGGCAAGATCCCTAAATGCACGCGCCATCTCTGGCACGATTGCAGTTGTTAATGCAACCTGCACATCTTCGGCGGCGTTTTGAAAATCACGAATCGCTTGCTCTGGTCCTCCTAACGCTTCTTTTAGCTGATCTGCGCCATCCTTTTCGATTCGCTGCAATGCTGCAATAACAACATCAGCAGTAATTTTGCCTTCAGCCGCATATTTTCTTAGCTTGCCTTGCGCTACACCTGTTTCTTGACTGATCGCAGTCAAGATGCCGGGCACTTGCTCTGCGATTGAGTTAAATTCGTCACCACGCAATGCGCCGGAACCTAGCGCCTGTGACAGTTGACGGAATGCGTTTTCAGCCTCTACGGCAGTTGATCCGCTAATGCGTGCCGCAGTATTAAAACCATTGTAGACGCTGACAATGTTTTCCAGTGAAACGCCAACTGGCCTAAGTCGCGCATAAACATCAGCAATTGCACGATTGGCAGCTGTTTGACTTTGCCCAAAACGATCAGACGCATTAGCAGCAGCACGCGCAAGCTGATCTATTTCGCCATATTGTTTTGCAAGAAACTGAATGCGACGTTCAGACTCAATGCGTTGGATGCCAGCACTAACGGCTGATTGAGCAGCGTTGAGAGTAACGTATGCAGCGGCAAGTTTTCCGACACTGCCAATAAGACCATTAAATCCTCGTTGTGCCTGTGATGCTGATCTACTTTGCTCTTTAAGTCCTGCAGCAGCAGCCTCAGCAGTTGTTACAAACTGCCCATTGGCTTTTCTTGCTCGACCTGTCGCATCAATGAAATACTGCATACCATTGGCAGCAGTTTTCAATTCTCGTCCGGTCTTTGAAACCGCCGTGGATGCCCCTTGAGCTGCTTTCTCCAGCTCTTTACTGCGATCCGCCACCTGACGCAGCTTGCCAACAGCGCCACGCGAATCTACATTGATTGCTACGTTGGCGACTGCAGCCACTGACCTACCTACGACGTTGCTTCATTCTACGCTCTTGCGCTACCATTGATGTGCCCCAGCGGATGCCAGTCCCTGAGGCGTGGTCAACTCACTACTACTGAGTCAACATGCGAAGTCTACCGCCAATCGGCACCCAGTTCAATCGGCTGACATTTGTTGGTACTGCAGATAAAAAGGACTATTGGCTTTTTCAATGCTCATGCGGCAGCCCTCCAAAAGCTATTTATCGATACAGCGTAATCAACAACAAAACTACTAGCTGTGGATGCTTTCACAAGCAAAGGATAGATGAAACATTTGCAAAGCACGGAGCCGGAAGGACAGGCAAGCAGACAAAGGCATTCCGATGCTGGTGCGGAATGAAACAACGATGCGACAACCCAAAGAGTTCTGACTACAAATACTATGGTGGCCGCGGAATTGGTTATTGCGAGTCATGGAAAAAATTTGAAAACTTCTTGTCCGACATGGGGAATCCCAGCCCAAAAGACACGATTGAGCGGTTGGACGTAAATAAAGATTACTCACCCGAAAATTGCATTTGGCTGCCACGC